GGCCTAAGCCTAGATCCAAATCAGTCAAACTTTATTGGTAAAATGATCGGAGATCAGTATCAAGAATTAAAAACTGATGATGGAACATACTTACAACCAAATGGGAACTACCAAAACAAGTCAAAGTATGTTTATGTTAGTAATGTCTATGAGACTCCTAACTATCTTGATGCCAATGGAGCAACAAGCTCAGCAGCATTTTCTAATATGATACCAGCTACAGGCTCAGGTACATTTACAGGTGGTGCTAGTGGAGGAACTAGTTCAGCAACTCCTTTATTCTTTGAAAACATGATAGCAGCTAACATCCAAGGATTCGCTCCGGCAAATACTGCAACTGGCTCAAAAGGATATAATGCATATTCAAATGCTATTAAACTACTAAGTAATGCCGATGAGTATGATGTTAATCTAATTTCAATGCCAGGGATCAATACTAAAGATCATGCAACTCTAACTAATCAGCTTATTACTGCTTGTGAAACAAGAGGCGATTGCTTTGCTGTTATTGATCCTTGTTTAGCCAAACAAAACATTTCAACAGTAGAAACTGAAGGCGGATTATTTGACACAAGCTATGCAGCTATGTATTGGCCTTGGGTACAGACTTCAGCAAATGGTAAATTTGTATGGGTTCCACCATCAACTCTTATTCCTGGTATTTATGCCTTTAATGATAAAGTTGCTGCTGAATGGTATGCTCCTGCAGGTCTTAACCGAGGTGGTTTAGAAACTGTAGTTCAAGCAGAGCGTAAGCTAACACATGCAAACCGTGACACTTTATACGAGGACAATGTTAATCCTCTAGCAACATTCCCAGGAGAAGGCGTTTGCGTATGGGGTCAAAAGACTCTTCAGAAAAAAGCTTCTGCTCTTGATCGTGTGAATGTACGTCGATTATTAATCAATCTTAAGAAATTCATAGCTAGTACTTCTAAATACCTTGTATTCGAGAACAACACAGCAGCTACTCGCAATAGATTCCTAGGTTCAGTTAATCCATATATGGAATCTGTTCAACAAAACCAAGGTCTATATGCATTTAAAGTAGTTATGGACGAGTCTAACAACACTCCAGACCTTATTGATAGAAATATCATGAAAGGAGAGATTTTCTTACAACCTGCAAAAGCTGCAGAGTTTATCGTAGTTGACTTTAACATCATGCCTACTGGCGCAACTTTCGAAGACTAAGATATTTATATATAAGGAGAAACACTAAATGGCAAATTTAATAGACCCAACAGAACTGATGCACACTAATTTTGAACCTAAGGTTGCAAATAGGTTTATCATGTATGTTGACGGAATACCATCATATCTTATACGCAAGTGCCCAAGGCCTAGTATTAGTAATGGTGAAACTGCAATCAAGCATATGAACACTACTAGATACATCAAAGGTAGGTCAGAATGGGAAGCAATATCAGGCATGGAACTTTACGATCCAATTGTTCCTTCTGGAGCACAAGCCGTTATGGAATGGGTAAGACTACATCACGAATCAGTTACTGGCCGAAATGGTTATTCTGATATGTATAAAAAAGATATAACGATCAATGTGTTAGGTCCTGTAGGTGATAAGGTTGAAGAATGGAATCTTAAGGGTGCTTTCATAACAAAAGCAACATTTGGGGATTTATCATATGAAGAGGACGGAACTCCTTTAATGATTTCTCTAGACATTAGATATGATCACGCTATCTTACAATACTAAAGGATAAAAATGGCACTTATTACTTCATCTTCGATACACATATTTAAAGGCGCAATAGGTAATGAGTCTTCATCTATGGCAGGTACTCTATCAGCTACAGTTAATGCTCATTTAGAAACTATAAATACTGGAAGTCTTGTTTCAATAAACACTGACTTATTCAATCCCCTTAATGGGACTCCACCTCAGCTAGTAGTTACTGTTGTATCTGTAAGTGGAAGCGGCCACACATATAATATTGCAGATAGAGTATTATAAATAATACTAAATACTATATTTAAGAAAGGCTCCTCAGGGAGCTTTTTTTATTACTATATATTTATATATACGAACCTCAAAAGGAACCTAAATTATGAATAAAGTTACAGATGATTACCCAGGCAAAGCCCTATCCACAGACGACCTAAAACAACAACTTGCAAATGAGTCTAATACGACTCTGATTAAAGAGTCTAAATTCCCAACAGAAATTATAGATCTTCCAAGTGGAGGGTCATTATATCCTGAACACAGTGCATTATCGTCAGGTAAGGTTGAAATGAAGTATATGACTGCTAAAGAAGAAGACATCCTAACATCTTCTAATCTAATCCAAAAAGGTTTAGTTATCGATACTCTACTTAGAGCCTTGATTATAAGTAACGGTGAAGGTAAATCTGTAAACTATAATGACTTAGTTACCGGGGATAAGAATGCAATTATGGTAGCAGCAAGAGTGCTAGGATATGGTGCTGAATATCCAGTAGAAATGGCTTGTCCTGCATGTGGCGCTAAACATAAACAAACTGTCGATTTAACATCTTTGGAAAATAAAATCCTCGAAGGACCTCCAGCAGACAGCCAGGGTAGATTTACATTTAAACTTCCAATATCTAAAAAAACCTTAACATTTAAAATTCTAACTCACGCTGATGAAAAGCTAGTTGAAGAAGAAGCAAAAAGAATGAAAAAAAAGAAGGTTGGTGGCAACGGAGTAACATATGAACTAACCAGTAGGTTTAAATATATGATTGTAGCTATAGATGGCGAAGAAGACAAAATGACAATTAGATCTTTTGTTGATAATGAATTTCTATCTAGAGATTCTTTAGCATTCCGTCAGTACCTAGACACAGTATCTCCCGACGTAGATATGACAATTGACTTTGAATGTGATAGCTGTGGGCATGAAGATCCAACAGTCCAGATGCCAATGAACGTCCAGTTTTTTTGGCCTAGGGCTTGATTACAAGCCCATTCTGCACAACCAAATCTTTGAGATAGCATACCATTCTCAGGGTGCATTCACTCACACGGATGTCTATACCCTTCCGGTATATCTAAGAACTTTCTATTATAAGACCCTGTCAGATCAGTTGAAAAAGGAAAGAGAAGCTCAAGAAAAAGCAAGCAAAGGAAAATCATCTAGAACACCTCCACCAAGATATCCTAATTCAACCAAAACTCCAAATTAGTGATATTTATACTTGAATAGATCTACATAGGAGTAGCCATGGATAATGAGAAAAAACTTAGAAAAGCATTAAGGCCTGTAATTTTGGCCCAAATGGCAAAGCACCCCAATGAATTACAAGAAGGGATATTTGATAGTATTATGGATCACATAAAAGGAGTCCTTCTAAATACAAATTCCCAAATGTATATTGACGGAATGGATTCGTTAGCTTCAGAATCTCCTGAAGCAGAAAAATTAGTTACTAGAATTAGAAAACAAGAAGCTGATATTAAAAGATCATATAAAGCAGCTGCAAGACTAAATAAAAAATATAGCTAAGATTAGATGGCTAATAAACCCTCACAAAAAGAAGCTCAAGCAGCTCTAGATAAGCAACTTAGGACAACTAATGCCTTATCAGATGCTGACAAAGCAAGGATTGGCACGGTCAGGGATCTGGCCAAAGCTATGGGTGAAAGCTATAGTTCTACAAAAGCACTACTTTCTGTAAGGGAAAAGACTAGAAGTCTTGAAAAAGAAATGAAGGCTCTCCTTGAAAGCGAAGCCCTTGCACAAGACGATTCTGTTAAAATGGCAGAAAAAGCCTTAAAGTTAAAAAAGGCAGAAATAGAAAATCAAGCTAAAATTAATGATAAAATAAGTGAATTTAAAAATAAATTTAAACAATTTTATGATTTAGCCACTGACCCTAAAATAGCTAAAGGATTATTTTTGGTAGCTGCAGCTGATAAAGCAATGGAGGTAAAAGACACTTTAATGGATGCTCAGCACTCTATGGGTTTATCATACACCCAGGGTCTAGCAATGGCAGGAACCCTGGCCAAATCAGCTGGTAGTGGAATGCTACTTGGTATTGGCTTTAAAAAGTCTGCAGCAGCTGCAGGAGCCTTAGCTACTGAAATGGGCGACTTAGACGGGGTAACTTCAACTGCAATTCTATCAGTCGCAAAGTTGAGCAAAACCTATGGAGTAGCAGAAGCATCTGGAGCCAAGCTATTTAAACAGATTAAATTAATGTCTGGTGGAACTGACGAAATGGTTGCTAGTCAGTTGAAAAGTGTAGCCAACCTAGCCAAAGCTAATAACGTAGCTCCAGGAAAGGTCATGGAGGACATGGCTCAAAGTTCAGAATTTATGGCAAAGTTTGGCGGTAAGAGTGCTTTATCGATGGCAGAAACTGCAGTACAAGCAGCCAAGCTCGGTACGAATATGTCTTCTATAGATCAGATGATGACTAGCATTTTGGATATAGAAACATCTATAGAAAAAGAAATGCAGGTCTCAGTACTATTAGGCCGCCAAATATCATTCGACAAAGCCAGACAACTAGCTATGGCAGGAGACACCCTAGGTGCAACCAAGGCAATTCTCCAGCAAGTAGGTGGTATAGCTGAATTCGAAAAGATGTCGGTTATCCAAAGAAAAGCATTAGCAGATGCTGCTGGATTAGATCTTGCAACTATGCAATCCATGATTGGAAACAGAGAAAAGCAAGTCCAAATGGGTCTTGTCGAAGCAAGCACTTCGGAAACCATACTAGGATATATGGCAGGTATTGGATCTACTATTAAGAATAATATGGGTCTAGTAGCATCAACGACTAATATGTTAGCAAACATGGGTAAGCTAAGATTAAAAGAACGCATTCAGAAAGGTATAGGATATGTAAAAGCTGTGGCTCATTGGGCTAAAGAAAAAGCTCACATGCTGTTCAAGAAATCAGTGAGTGGTGGTGGCAAAAGAGATGCTAAGGGTATATTGAGAAATGCAAAAGGCCAGTTTATGAAAGACCCATCAAAAATCAAGTCAATGGCAACCCCAGACTTAAAATCTTCTGCAATGCCAAAAGGACCAAAAGGGAAGATGTCAGATATGGGTGTGTCTAAGCTAGGCAAAAATATGAAAAACATAGTAATGGGAGCTGCAGCTATGGTTCTAGTAGCAGGTGCTGTGTTTATATTTGGAAAGGCAGTACAACAATTCATGAGCGTAAGTTGGACAGCAGTAGGTATGGCAGTTGTTTCGATGTTGGCATTAGTTGGAGCTGTGGCATTGATTGGAGCAATCATGATGTCTGGAGTAGGAGCAGTTGCAATTATACTAGGAGCAGCGGCGATGCTAATCGTAGCAGCAGCTATGTTAGTACTAGCTATTGCACTTAAAATCATGAGTGAAGCAATTCCAAACTTCTTGTTATTTATTCCGATGCTACCCTCCTTAGCATTGGGCTTATTCGTCCTTGCACCAGCAATACCAATTATGCCACTCATCGGCTATGGCTTAATGCTCCTTGGAGCTGGCTTTGGTATAGCAGCTATCGGAATAGGCTTATTCGGATTGGTAGGTGGCACTGAAATTATAGCAGGTCTTGCCGCAGGAATGGCTATATTAACCCCTCTTGCAACTGGCATAGCATCTTTAGGTCCAGCATTTGCTTCAATGGCCTTAGGAATAGCATTACTGGCTGGAAGCTTAATATTGCTTACACCTATGTTGCCAACACTATTATTACTGGGAGGGTTGGCAATGGCTGTAGGTGCTATAACGGGTGGTCCTGGTGGAGATGGCGGCAAAGACGATAGTAGTAACGTTATAGCAGAAAAGCTAGATATATTAATAGACCTCATGAGCCAACCAGGGATTGTACAAATGGATGGAAAACAGGTTGGAGAGGTAATAGCTCTTGCTCGTGGACCAATAGGAATGTAATATGGGATTTTTAGAAAACTTAACTAATGATGCATTTGCCAATAAAATGGCAGACCACTATCACACTCACATAGGCGTAGCAGAATTTAAAAGCATTAAGGCGGAAGCCAAAAGGGGAGACAATCCTCGAACTCCAGCTTGGGGAGCACAGCCATATTTAGAAAAAGGAATGAAGGCTAGTGTAAATGCTTTAACCGCTCCAGCTTTTGACTCAATTAGAGTTGGTGGTTTTATGGCATCTCCAAAAGGATTGTTATTTATTGCTAAGCAATCCGGCTTACAAAGGACTAATCCCAAGGGGGAATACTTAATTCCGGGATCGAACCCTGGAAGGAGCTACAATCCAGTATCAACTCTCCAGCAAGTCCTACTAGGGCCTCTTGGAATACATATTGATAGACATGGGCTAGGGGCTTTAAATCTAGAAGCTAATAATTACGAAGCCAGGATCAAAAAATTAAATAAGCTGCCAACCGAAACCGGGGAATCAAATAGACTAGTTTCTATAGCAAGTCAATTAAATCTGGGCTATCATAAAAAATTGCAAGTAGGTGCTAGTTCATTTTCCAAACACGGAATGACTCCATTTGCTCGATTCATGTCCGACCTTCAAGATACCAATTTCTACAACAAAAGATCTAAGGTGATAAATAGGATCTCTGGCAAAGGTGGTGCTAACTCTTTATTTGGATTAGGATTCACTACTATAAGAACGTCGACTACTACCGGTTTAGATGGTCTAATCAATATATCTTACAAATTCGGAGAATCATACAAAGACCGAAGATCGGAAGAAGGAGATTATGTAGGATCATTTGGACCACACATTGAAAAACTAGGAGAGGCTTTTAATCCTACAGTAATCCCTGCTGGGTCTTCTGAAAACCCTCTGGCAAAATACCAAGCTTTAAGTTATGGCGGAATAGTTAAAGCTGTAAAAAATGTTAGCGGTGTAGAACCTCTTAAATTATTTAGCACGGCAACCGGAGAAGGAACAAAATACGACTCAGCCAATGGAGCATATGCAAGAATTGGTCTTATAGACTATGGTAATGCATTAGAAGGTAAAGAGGACGATACGTATGGTGAGCCAGGTGAAGGAACAAGTGATTACTGTACCCTCAAACTAACATCAGATTCAGGTAAAACAATAAGACTAAGGTCTTATGGACTAGGTTCTATCACAGACAACACATCATTTAATTGGTCTGAAGTTAAGTATGCTGGCAGAACCATGGCTCAATATAAATTTGGGGATGTATCAAGAGACGTTTCCCATAATCTTACAATTGTTGCATTTACGTCAGGTGAATTAAAGCAAAACATGAAAAAGCTAAATAAACTCTACCAAATAGCTTCCCCATCTGTAGATACCGGTTCAGGTCTTGCTTCAGCACCACTCGTTCAACTAACCCTAGGGGACCTTTATACGAATCAAAATGTAATCATAGATAAAATAACATTTACTGTAGATGAAGATACACCTTGGGACATCGGCTTTGGAGGTGTTGCTGAATTACCCATGATAGTAAAATTAAATCTTGGGTACAAACTAATAACAAACGCAGGAGGTGAATTCTTCACCAACTCGAGTACATATTGGAACCCAGTCACATAATGAGTAGATACATATCAAATCAAGAATTACGATATCCGGGAAAACCCAGACAATTTAAAAGTAATATTTACCCACCTATTCCAAGAAGAGTAGATGATATTTACCTGATAAGTAATTCTGGGGATCGTTTAGATCTCCTTTCCTTTAAGTATTATCAAGATCAATCTTTGTGGTGGATCATAGCAGTAGCAAATGGACTTGGTAAACATGGTATGATAGTCCCTCCTGGCATTCAACTTCGTATACCCACAAACATTTCGGAAATTCAAGGAGCCTATGTGGCACTACAAGGAGAGCGATAATGGCAATGGAAATGATGGCGGTCAGTGGATCCCTATTAAAGGCACTAGACGCTAGGAAAGAGGCAGCAGCAAGTCCAAGTAGCAATCTGGCCTGGACAACTGGCAAGATCTCTTGGTTAAAGTTTACATCTAATGTATTACAGAATGGAGAAAAAAGTGAATTTCAATCTCTTGGTGGTGACATGGCATCTACTGATAACCTATACGACCAAGGAAGCAGATCAGTCCCAACTCCCGGAGTAATATCAGCAACTATCAAACACACAGGTACCCTAAAAACCCTGAAAAAAATAGAAGTGTCATATAAATGCTGGAGCGTTCCTCATCTAGAAGAAATAGAAAAGTTATTTATGTCCCTTGGTAAAACCGTTGTGCTGGAGTATGGGTGGTCAAAAAAACCAGATGGAACTCCGGTTTCATCTATATTAACCGAAGCTCAATTTAAGTTAAGCTTTGCCGATTTCATAATCGCAACTGATGTATTAGCAAAAACAAACCAAGGTTCATATGGAGCAGAAAAAGGCGTAGTTTCAAACTTTAGCTGGACAGCAAATGATGATGGTTCATATGACTGCTCAACATCTTTCATATCCCCCTCAGAAATGATGATGTCCCAGGAATCCCAATCCCCTGGTACAGGTGCTACATGTTGCAAAACCTCCGATAGCGAAGATGGGGAAACAAACGATTGCAAAAAAGATTCTGATATCACAATAAAGTTAAAGCACGTATTAAATTCTGATAAAATTCCAGTTGGCAGCTGTGGGTACAAACTAAACGGAATGGAATCAACCTATTACGACCCTAATGGGTGGACCCTAGGGACCTTGGACCTCAAGACAGCCATCCCATTCGGGTTTGCTATGGAAATGGATAAGGATCGGACTGAAGAAGAAAAAAAAGATGTGAAGTGGTGGCAGGTCCGCCAATGGAGTATTTGGGGAGCTATAATGACTGAACAAAGATATGTCACCTGGGCATACTTTGAAGAAAACGTCTTGAATGATGCGCTGCAGTCAAAGGCAGGACAGCCCAATCCGTCTTCCCGTAATAATTTTGGAACTGATGCACAACAAGCCCCTGGCAGCTACAGGGACCCAAAGGTAAATGCAACCACAAGGTTTGACTGTAGGATGACAAAAATAGCTAATCCAAAAAAAACAACTTCATCCGACCCGGCTATATGTATGATCCCAGGACAACCCTTTTGGTTGCTTGAAGGTTCAGGCGGTTATGTAACTAAGACCGTTGTCGTCAGTGGAATACCAGTCCGTGTCCAAGCGAAACTTGATAAAAATGATGTCAACGACTTCAACTCTATGGAGGGCTACAATCACATGCCAGAGTTTGCAGTTAAAGATTCAAGAGGTCTTGATGCTTTTCCCACTGTCGAAGTCGACCCTATAACTGGAAGGTTTGTTACAATCCCTGGTACACCAAATACATCTAAAAACCTTGGATGGCTTTCCCATATCTGCCTGAATCTTTCATTTCTGATCGCCTGTGCAGAAGAGTCCACAACATCTGAGGAGTTAGTAAATAAAGTTCTAGATGGTATAAATTCCGCTTGTGGAAACCCATGGGAATTTGTTATAACTCCCCTTCCGACCAATCCATTAATAACAACAGTAGTCGACGTTAAAGCCTTGGGTGGAATGGTTGATCCATATGCATTAAGCCTTCAGGGAAATAACACTATAGTCCGAACGGCAACGATAGATACTAATGTATCTAATGATATAAAAGCCCAAATTATGTATGGCTCAAATGCTAAATCTAAGGAAGGTGAGGTTCCCTCGGAGTTTAGCTTATTTGGAATGGGCTTAACTGATAGAACCGAAGCATGGAACAACCAAAAGTTTGAACTTCAGCAGCCGTGTGAAGGGGATAGCGATGCCGATCAGCGAAAACCAGACGACCCGGTAGGGGAACTCAAGCAAATGAAAGAAGCCTACGCAGATGCATGGCATGATCTTACTAGTGCAATGACAGCAGAAACTATTAGCACTATGAAATCCACAGTAAAATCTTTGCAACTCTATTCTCCGTATGAGGAAATAGTCCCATCATCACCACCTATGCTTCCTATAAACTTAAAATTAACCTTGGATGGTATACATGGGTTTAAGTGGGGCCATTCATTAACGGTGGATCCCCTACCAGCTAGATATGCTGACTGTACATTCATGGTCACAGGAGTTGATCATAATATTACTAAAGATACCTGGGACACTTCGATTGCCACTGTCTTGAGAATGCCCCCTATACCGCAAGGGGAAATGGTCCTCCGAAAAAAGCTAGTGAAACCCATTTCTAATTACAAGGCGCGTAATTTGGGATTAAGTAATAAAGGAGCTAACGCATGATCCTCTCAACGGATGGCTCAGAATTCCTTTTAGGAACCACTAAAAAACCATATGTAGGTCTATATCACTATTTCAGGGACTTGCCCTTTGCTGGAAGTGAACCTTCATCTAAAGCTCAATCTCCAAGACTTTATAGCATACGGTTCGGTACTGAAGCAATAGACTTCCGTAGGTTAAAACCTAGGTTCGGACAACATGTTGACGACCCTACAGGGTATAAGCCAAGCCCAACCGCTCAAGAATACTACCAAACAAGACTAACCAGATACTTTGTTAGGAATAGCTACACAAAAACTATTATTGAAGTTGAAAAAGAAACTTTTAAGGCTTATAAAAAAAGGAATTTAACCCTACATAAGCTATATGAAACTGTTAAGTTTTTTTGGAAAATATCTGGCCCGCTTCATGATGTTATAGATCCAAGTGGCACAATAATTAGTACGGGCATTATAGAAACCAACCAGAGAACTATGGCCCTCCACAAGCGCCTATTTCCTGAACTCCCGCTAGTTCTTCCGGCTGACGATCTAGCCAAAATAACCTCATAAATATTTTTATTTGTAGCCTTTATTTCGTATATTAGCTATATGGATATTTTGAAGCAGATTCTAGTTCGTAGTTACCTGAACACTGGGAAAGCCACCGACCTAGAAACCATTCAACTACCAATATTCAAATTCTTTGGCCACAAGTATTGGAACAGAAAGGATGTCCATATGATTATCCCAAAGAATAAGCACAGAGAGCAAGTAGCCATAAACACCAGAGTGCTAGAAGGTATGCCAAAGGCAGTATGTGAAGAAACGTACATGGATAAGATCACTCCGTTATTTGAATCAATTGAAGATAACGGCATCTTTACCACCACAGGCACAGAACATTCCAGATACAACCTATATACACTAACAGGAAGACCTTCGAATACAAACAAGGGTGTAAACTATGCTGCATTGAATAAAGACGACAAGTCTAGGGAAAGGTTCATCAGTAGACATGATGATGGAGTTTTAGTTGAGTTTGATTATGATGCCTACCACCTAAGGTTGATAGCTGGACTTATTGATTATGAATTCTCAGAAGCTTCAGTTCACACCCATCTCGGAAAAATGTACTTTGACACTAATAACCTGACCAATGAGGAATATGAAGAGTCGAAAAGGATCTCGTTTAGGGTGCTCTATGGAGGTATACCGAAGGAGTTTGAGAACATAGAATACTTTAAGAAGACTAAGACCTATATTTTTGAATTATGGGATAGTTATAATGAGAGGGGATACATCGAGACCCCTATATTTGGCAGAAGGTTTTATAAGAAGAATTACGAGGATATGTCTCCTCAGAAGCTATTCAATTATTTGATCCAAGCATATGAGACAGAAAAGAATATCGAAGTTATGGAAAAAATTCAAGCACTATTAAAGGATCGTAAAACCAAATTGGTTCTATATACCTACGATTCATTCTTGTTTGACGTTGCCCCTGAAGATGGCAAATCTCTATTGTTCGAACTAAAAGCCCTGATGGGTTTACCAACCAAATCTAAGTATGGCAAGAATTATGATGCCATGAAGCCTTTGGCTTTGTAGATTGATATTTATAGTATAAGGAAATGCCCATGGATTCTAATAAAATAATAACAGAGCTTTGCTGGAGACTTGAAGATGGAACACCAGACTTCACCAATCCCGAACATTTACAAGAGCTCAAAGTAGTACTTACTATGCATAAGTGGACTACTCCTGCTATCAACGAATTGATAGAAACCCTTTCAGAAGCAAATTATGTTGATAATGCTAAAAATAGAAAACTAGGAAGAGTTGGCCAAGAGTGGGGATCGAGCCCAGGAGACGCTTCAAAAAAATCTAAGGCCGAACCTGAAGATGGTAAAGTTGAAAAAGAACCTGATATAGATGATACTAAAAAAACACCTGATGAATCTTACGAATCTGCTAAAGAAAAAGTAAAAGAATTGTATGGGGAAGACGGTAGCCTATTACAAGATTCTGAGACCTCCGATGCCGCATTAAAAAATGGATATAAAAAAGGTGCTGATTGGGTGGCACCAGGAAACGCTGGTTCAAACTTCAATGAAAACATGTCAAATGAGGCAGCTCTGATTATAGAAAAATATCCAGATATTAGCGAAACTGAACTTGCAGCTATAATTTTTGAAAAAACAAAAACCACTGAATTAGGTAAACAACAAAAATCTACATCAGTTGAAAGTCCATCTAAAAATAATAAGGGCGAAATACCATCATCAATCAAATCAAAGAAAGAAAGGGATTTATTTAGATCGTGCATCATCGCAGCTCGTTCAGGTAAGGCAAAATCAAAAAGAGCAACTGAAGGTACTAAATTAGCTCAAGAAAGTGTAGGGTTTGGCAAAGAAACTAAAACATCTTCATTTGGTGGTACTGCTAAAGATTTAGAAAATTTAAAAAATAAAATAGATTCTGCAAAGAAAATATATATTGTTGATAATGGTAGGGTTATTGAAATTCCTAAAGAGTCAATGCAAGAATGGGTAGCTGATTCTGGTGGAGGCGAAAACGCATCTGACACGGCAGTTATTACTGAAGATGAAAATGGTAATCTTATTTATGATGGTTGGAGTGATAAAAAAGGCTTCAACGATATTCAAGGTAACTCTACATTAAATGATGATTATACAAAACAAACAGCAAATGTTGATAGTTTAGAAAAAGACGGCCGGGTTACTAAAAAAGTAGCTGCAGAAGCAAAACAAATTATTGAGGAATCCAAAAATCAAAGTGCTGAACTAGAAAAAAATTACGAAAAAGCATCTTTTCAAGAAGGTGCTTTTCTAGGAACATATGAGGGAGAAGATAAAGCTAGATTGGTTGAAATTCTTAAAAAACAATCCGAAGGCTATGAGGCTTCCGGCACCACCAATCATATCGAAAACGCTATGAAATTCCACAATGTTGAAACTCATGAAGAACTGCTAGATAAATTAGCTGAGGAAGCAAAATTAGGTAAATCTTCGGGAGATAGACAAAAGGTTATTTCTAGGATGGCTGCAGCTGAAAGGACCCATCTCAAAGCGAATGGCAAAGACATCCCTGATGGGTTAGATACAAACAAAATAATATCAAACGCTAGAGAAAAAGCATTAGCCCTACAAAAAGAAACTGTGAATAAATTAAACGAGCTATCAGGGACTACACAATCTGGTAAAGAAAAACCATTAGGCGAACTCGTTGGATTCCAAGAAACAATAGACTTTCTAC